AGCTGATTATATGTTTCCTCGTAAAGCCGATATTACTATTGATAGACCTAAAGGAGATAAAAGACACCAGCTTATCTTTGATGGTACAGCAATTCATTCATTAGAATTACTAGCTAGTTCATTACATGGAATGCTTACATCATCAGTTAATAGATGGTTTGGTTTAAGATTTAAAGACAAGAACATTAATCAAGATGACGAAGCTAGAGAATGGTTAGAAGATGTTACTGATAAAATGTACACAGCAATATCAAGATCTAATTTTCAACAAGAAGTATTTGAAACCTACTTTGATCTAATTGCTTTTGGTACAGCTTGTTTACAAATTGAAGAAGATGAAGATGATATTATTCGGTTTTCATCAAGACATATAAAAGAATTATATATTTCAGAGAATGCTAAAGGCATGGTCAACTGTATTTACAGACGATTTAAGATGACAGCTAAAGCAACTGTAGAAAAATTTGGTATTGATAATGTCAGTTCAAAAACTTTAAATGTATTTAAGAAATCTCCATTTGAAGATGTCGATCTATGTCATGTTGTTAAACCAAGAGATATTTATAATCCAAAAAAAATGGATAAACAAAATATGCCTTTTACTTCATGTTACTTTGAATATGATAGTGGACATATTATTTCAGAAGGTGGTTTTAAAGAATTTCCTTATGTAGTTCCAAGATACTTAAAAGCATCTAATGAAATTTATGGAAGATCTCCAGGCATGAATGCGTTAGCAGATGTAAAAATTTTAAATAAAATGGTAGAGATTGGAATGAAGGCGGCAGCTAAACAAGTTGATCCACCTTTGCTAGTACCAGATGACAGTATGCTTATGCCAATTAGAATGTCTCCTGGCTCTATTAATTATTATAGATCTGGATCAAGAGATAGAATTGAAACATTAAATATTGGTGCAAACAATCCGCTAGGATTAAATATGGAAGATCAGAGACGACAAGCTATTTCTCAAATATTTCATGTAGATCAATTATTAATTACAGAAAATAGAAACATGACTGCAACGGAAGTTGTGCAACGTAATCAAGAGAAGATGAGAATACTTGGTCCAGTATTAGGTAGATTACAATCAGAGTTATTACAGCCAATGATTATTAGAATATTTAATATCATGTTAAGAAACAATCTATTCCCAGAAGCACCAGAGATTTTATTAAACCAAGAAGTAGATGTGGAATATGTATCACCAATGGCACTTGCACAAAAAGGTGAAGAGTTAAATTCTATTGTTAAAGGTTTAGAGTTATTTGGTAACATCAGTCAGTTAGCACCAGCTACTTTAGATTATATAGATCCTCCTGGATTAATTAAAAATTTGATAAAAATTCTTGGACTACCAGCAACTATGATTAGATCAGACGCTGAAGTTCAACAAATAGCAGAAGAGAAAGCTGAAGCACAACAACAACAAGCGGCAATGCAGCAAGAAATGGCTCAATCAGAAATGGCTAGAAATGCAGCACCAGCAATACAGGCGGTATCTAATGCAGAACGAGACCAGCAATAAAAAGATAAAAGAATTAATACAAAATTATAAAACAGTTTTTAAATCAGACGATGGCAAAATGGTCATGGATGATCTTGAAAAAAGATGTTTCTACCACACATCAACATTTAGTAGGAACGAACCAAACGAAACCGCTTTCTTTGAAGGACAGAGAACTATTCTGTTATTTATAAAAAGCATGATCAATCATAAGGAGTAATCTATGGATCAGACAACTGAACAAGTAGTTCAACCTGAAGCAACGCAGACAACTACTACGCTTACAGCAGAACAAGAACCACAAGCAACAGCCACAGAAACAGCTGTTGATTTTAAAACTCTTATTCCAGAAGAATATAGAGAAGAAAAGTCATTACAAAATTTTAACAAGATGGATGACTTTGTTAAATCATATCTACACTCACAAAAGATGGTAGGTTTAGATAAAATACCAGTACCAAATAAACACGCAACCGATGAAGATTGGAAAGAAGTTTATAAAAAATTAGGTAGTCCAGATACTGCTGAAGCTTATAAATATTCTTTACCAGAAGGTCATGCAGTACCAGAAGATACTTTAAAAAGTTTTTCTGAAGAAGCTGTTAAGTTAGGATTACTTCCTAATCAAGCAGATGGTATTATGAAGTATTATAACGAAGTTATTAATCAAGGTGTAAACGAACAAAATATTAAATCCGAAGAGGCAAGAGCTGCTTCTGAAGTTGATTTAAGAAAAGAGTTTGGATCAACTTATGATAATAAAATAACTGGAGCTAAAAATTTAGCAACAGCTACTTTAGGTGCAGACTTTTTAAATACAACTATGTTAGCCGATGGTAGTAAGCTTGGAGATAATACACAGATAGTAAAAGCATTTGCAAACTTATCTGAAAAATTATCTGAAGATGATATTGTTAAAGGAGATACTCCTGACTTTATGACGACTAACGATATAACAAAACAAATTGGCGCTTTACAACAAAAAGGATCAGCATATTGGGATAAGAAACATCCAGCTCATTCTGTAGCAGTTGAAGAAGTAGCAGCATTAATTCGTAAGAAAAATAACGAAGATGCGTAACAGTTTTATCTAACGAAAGTTAGGTGAATAAAATCAAAGACAATCGTAAGACCTTTGTTGACGTTAGGAAAGACTAACATCTGAATGATGTAAATTTCAGGAAGATCCGCAAGGATAATCATCCGTTTAATTAAACTTAAACTAACATAAATAAAGGAGGAACTTATTATGAGTTCTAACATAACAACTTCATTCGTTGAGCAATACTCTTCGAATGTAACTTTACTTTCTCAAGCAATGAGCAGTAAATTAAGAGGTGCTGTAGATGAAGAAAGTATCGTAGGAAAAAATGCGTTCTTTGAACAAATCGACAGTACAGCAGCGGTATTGAGAACTTCAAGACATGGAGATACACCTCAAATCGATACACCACACAGCAGAAGAAGAGTTTCACTTTCCGACTATGAGTGGGGAGATCTTATTGATGATACTGATAAAATCAGAGCATTAGTAGATCCAACTTCAGCTTATGCAAAAAATGCAGCAGCGGCAATGAACAGAGCAATGGATGATGTAATCATTACAGCATTAGCTGGTTCAGCGTCATCTGGTGTAGCTGGAGCAACTGGAGTAGCTTTACCTTCAACTCAAAAGTTTGCGACATCAAATCAATCAGATGGTTTGACAGTAGCTAAACTTTTAGCAGCAAAGAAAAACTTTGATAACAATGACATAGATCCTTCAAGAAAAAGATATATCGTTTGCGCTCCTCAAAGTATTGCTGACTTACTTGCAATAACAGCGGTTACTTCAAGTGACTTCAATACTGTTAAAGCATTAGTTCAAGGTGAGATTAATACTTATCTAGGATTTGAGTTCATCATGTCTAATAGACTTAAATTTGATGGAACAAATGGTGATGACAGATTAATTTATGCTTTCACAGAAGATGCAGTTAAACTTGCTATCGGAAGTGACATCAAAGCTAACATATCTGAAAGAGCTGACAAATCTTACTCTACTCAAGTTTACTACGCTATGTCTTTAGGCGCAGTAAGAATGGAAGAGAAAGCGGTATTCCAAATACCTTGTCACGAAGCTTAATCATATAATCATAGGAGAATATAAAATATGACTACACTAAATACAGCTTTAGTAGCAAATAGTTTAGCCTCACCACAAATTCTTAATGACGCTGCAGAATTGCATGGCGTTTTAAGAGTTGCCGCTGGTACAGCTGAATTAGCTGCTGGAGACAGTACAGACAACGATGTTGTTTTGTTAGCACCTATACCAAGTAAAGCATCTATATCTCAACTTTTTGTTGGATCAGATACTTTTGGTGGTTCTTGCACATTCAATGTTGGTGTTCACAATTACGATGGCACAGTAGCTGACGAAGATTGTTTTGCAACTGCAGTAGCAGATGCTGGAGCAATGACTGACGTTAGAAATGAAGCAGCTACAATTAACACAGTTGGACAAAAGCTGTGGGAAGTTGCTGGTTTAAGTTCAGATCCAGGAGGATTGTTATATATGTCTATAACTTTCGCAGCAACTGGTGGAACTGCTGGTACGCTTTCATGGAATATTAGTTACGCAGTTAATTAATATCTAATTTACTTGGCGGATGAAATATTCCGCCAGGTATTACAATGACAAAATTTGTTTTAATACTTCATCTTTGTTTATTCATTGATGAACCAAAATGTATTTCATCACAGACAATGCCTTTCGAGTTTAAGGATTATTATTCTTGTGTAAGAACTGGTTATCATCAAGCTTACAAAAGTTTAGATTTATTAACTAAAGAAGAAATTAACACCAGTAAGATTGCTGTAAAAATAGAATGTAAAGAACTTCAAGGAGTATAATAAAATGAAAAAATTAAAAAAGATTTGGAATGGTTGGAGTACAACAATTAAAGTTACTGTAGTAGCTGTTGTTTTTACTATTGTAGTAGGCATAATTTTATAATGGCAAGTGTAGTAAATATGTGCAATTCAGCCTTGAATTTGCTGGGTGCATCAACAATAGCAAATTTAACAGATGACACTAAAAATGCTCGTTTATGTAACCAAAGATATGAGCCAGTAAGAAATAGAGTATTTAGATCTCATGCTTGGAATTGTTTACACAAAAGAGTTCAACTTGCTCAAAATTCTACAGCTCCAATAGTCGAATATGATCATGCTTACGCATTACCTTCAGACTGTTTAAGAGTATTAAAAATTCATAACGGTACAACAGACAGTATAGCTAGTGATTTAAATTATAAATTAGAAGGTAGAAATATTGTTACAGACATCGATACTGTTTTTGTAATCTATATTGCATTAGACACCGATCCTAATAATTACGACACTTATTTAAGAGAAAGTATTTCACATCAACTAGCAGCTGATCTTTGTTATGCAATAACTAACAATGCAACATTAGCTAATCAATATATGACTAGAGCTGATGAAAGATTAAGAGAAGCAAGATTTATAGATGCTACTGAAAATAGTTTAGGAACTATAGAAGCTTCAGAGTTTACTAATGCTAGATTATAATGCCAAGAACTACAGCAGCATTAAATAGTTTTGTTTCAGGAGAATTTTCTGCAAAGTTAGATGGCAGAACTGATTTTGAAAAATATGCTTCTGGCTGTAAGACACTACAAAATATGTTGGTGCATCCTCAAGGTGCAGCAGCAAGAAGAGTAGGTACACAATTTATAGCAGAAGTTAAAACAAGCTCTGCTAAAACAAGATTAATACCTTTTGAGTTTTCAACTACTCAAACTTATATTTTAGAATTTGGAAATACTTATATCCGAATGTATAAAGATAAAGGTCAGATCACAGAAGGTGATGTAACTATAACTGCAATTACAAAAGCTAATCCAGCTGTAGTAACTGCTAATGGTCATGGTTATGTTGATGGACAGAATATAATTATAACTTCTGTTGTAGGTATGACTGAAGTAAATGGTAAAACATTTAAAGTTGCAGAAAAAACTACTAATACATTTGAATTACAAAATGTTGATGGAACAGATATTAACTCATCAGCTTTTACAACATACAGTTCAGGTGGTGATGCTAATAGAATTTATGAAATTGTAAGTCCGTATTTAACAGCAGAATTATTTGAACTAAAGTTTGCTCAATCAGCAGACGTTATGTATATCACTCATCCAAATCACGAAGTGATGAAGTTATCAAGAACTGGTCATACATCATGGACATTAACTGAAGTTGTGTTTACTGCTGGTCCTTTTCTTCCAACTAATACAACAGCAACAACTATAACTCCTCAACAAGCAGCCGCAGCTTCTGGTAAAACTTTAACTTTATCTGCTACAACTGGTGTTAATGGTAGTGTCGGTTGGCTTGCAACAGATGTTGGTAGAATTGTAAAATTTAATGGAGGCACAGCAATTATTACAGCTCGAACAAATGCAACAGTTGCGGTTGCTACAATCTTAACTGCATTTACTAACGATAATGCAATAGCCGCTTTTCAACTTGGTGCATTCTCAGATACTACTGGTCATCCATCCTCAGTTTCATTTTTTGAACAAAGATTAGTATTTGCTGCAACATCCGATCAACCCCAAACTATGTTTTTTTCTAAATCTGGAGACTATGAAAATATGTTGACGGGAACTAATGATGATGATGCTATGGTTTATACTATTGCCTCAAATCAAGTTAATGCCATCAAATCTTTAAAAGCTACTAGAACTTTAATCTGTTTAACAACGGGTGGCGAGTATGCTGTATCTTCTGGAAACTCTACCGCTATTACCCCTACAAATATTTCTATTGTTAAACAATCTAACTATGGTTCAGCTAATGTTGACGCATTATCTATTGGTAACGCAACTATCTTTTTACAACGTGCAAAAAGAAAATTAAGAGAGCTTGCTTATAACTTTGATACAGATGGTTACGTTGCTCCCGATTTAACTATTCTTTCAGATCACATTTCCGACACGGGTATTGTTCAAATGGATTACCAACAAGAACCTTATTCTGTCGTATGGGCTGCAAGAACAGATGGCGTATTATCGGGTCTAACTTATAATAGATTAGAGAATGTTGTCGCCTGGCATCGTCATATCATTGCTGGAAAATCTGATACAACTAAAAATATTATTCAACAACAAATTTCTTTTGTATCAAATTCAACTATTGTAAGCACAGCAAATAACACAATTACTTCTGCTTCTCATGGTTTATCAACTGGGGATCCCGTTTATTATTATGCAGCATCTAATATTATTGGAGGATTAAATAATTCCAATCTTTATTACGCAATATCTACTGATAGCAATACTCTTAAACTAGCAACAACTTCTGTTAAAGCTACAGCTGGAACAGCTATTTCATTAACTACAGTTCCAAGTGTAAACACCACACAATATATCTATCAAGGTATAAACATATCTTCTAATTTTATTTATTCTGTAGCTCATGGATTTAAAACTGGAGATATTTTTTATTATGACAATACTGGAACTACTATTGGTGGATTAGTTGAAAATAAAAAATACTATATTGAAAAAATTGATAACAACCAAATTAAACTGTATTCAGATAAAAATTTAACAACCGTTGTTAGTTTAACTTCAGCACATACAACCGAACAAACTGATAATATTTTAACTCATGCTAAAGTTGAAAGTGTTGCAGTAATTGATGGCGATAACGATGAAGATCAAGTTTATTTAATTATTCAAAGATTTATTAATGGAGCTGTTAGACGTTATGTTGAATTTTTTACTCCATTTAATTTTTCAAAAGATGTAACAGCATTTCATTATTTAGATAGTGGATTAGGTTATGTTGGTGGAGAAACTTCTACATTAAGTGGTTTAGATCATTTAGAAGGAGAGGTAGTTGATATTATTAGTGAAGGCTCAACACAAACAAGTAAAACAGTTACGGGTGGTGGTATTGCATTAGATATTGGAACGGAACAAGCTAAAGTTGGTTTACTATATTCTTCTGATTTACAAACAATGAGATTAGATGAGGGTTTTTCACAAACTACACAAACTAAAACTAAAAGAGTTTACGATTTATCTATAAGATTTCAAGATACAGTAGGAGCTAGTGTTGGGCCAAATGAAGCAAACTTAACAGCTTTAGATTTTAGATCTAGTGGTGCAGCTATGAATTTACCTATTCCATTATTTAGTGGAGATAAATCTATTGAATTTGATAGTGGTTACGGCACAGAAGGATTGGTTTATATTCAACAACCTCAAGCATTACCAATGACAATACTAGGAATATACCCAAGATTGGAGACAGAAAGTGTCTAACATAGAATTTATACCCTTTGAAAACGAACACGCAGAATTTATTTTAGATCAAGGATTAAATTCTAAATTATTAGAGTTAAAACCAGAGCATAGAAAATATGCTTACTATCTTAAAGAAATTGGAATGTCGTTTACTGGAATGTTAAATAACAAACCCATTGCGGCTGGTGGAGTGTTTCCACTCTGGGATGGTGTTGCTGAAGGGTGGGTATTAGCAACTGAAGAAATAAATAAGTATCCAATAACATTTTCAAAAGTTATTAAATTAAGGTGCGATATGCTTTTAAAAAATAATTCTATTAAAAGATTTCAAACAAGTGTCAAAGCAGATTGTGATGTTGCTATCCGATTTGCAAAATTTTTAGGTTTAAAAGAGGAAGGTTTAATGAAGAACTACGGGCCAGATGGAGCAGACTTTTACAGATTTGCGAGGATTTTATAATGAGTTTTTT